TTTCAAAGACTCAGACTTCAACGGCCAAACATCAAACAAAGTCATCAACAAAGGATTCAGATTCTTATTACCGTTCGCCCAATCCATCCAATGCGCAACCATCACATCATCGGAATACGGTGCCATCCCACGTGGATACATCTTGATCCCATTCCAATTTGACGAAACTCCTTCGAGTCCGTACATGGCATGGATCGCTACTTCGTGACCTTCTTTGATGAGCCTTGGGACGGCTTGCGCGGTTTGCGTACCGTAGCCGGTGGGGACGAATGGTGCGTTGGAATACCAGAGGATGCGTAACGCATCGGCATTGGTAAGTCTGCTACTTCGGGCAAGTGTGCTATTCCCCGATGGAGCAACAATTCCGCTTCGAGGTCTGGTAACTCGACCAAGGTGTTCTTGACGATTACGAACATTTGACACTTCCTTCTCCTTCGCAGATCGCAGGGGGAAAATAGAAATAGGGTCGCCGCGCCCTGCGTGTTCGCGACGACCCTAAGCCTAGGGGAATTATGGGATGTCAAGGGGCAAGCCCCTCAAGCCTTACGGCTGGAGGAGATGCTTGACGTGTGATGTTTGTGGCAAGTTGCCGTCAACACGCCATGTGGCGCGGAAGGTAACAAGACCAGCATTGAAGGCGTACTCGTCTGAACGATCCAACTTCAATCCACCGACGGTGCGCACGTAGTACGAAGGCAAGTGGCCAACGATTACGGACTTGGTGCCTGTGGTGGCTTCTGCCATGTTTGGGTTCTCGTAGATTGGCTTGCCCAAGAGCATGTCTGGGGAGTCCATTGCGAGTGCTGGTTGGAACACGTAGTTTCCTGCTGTGTCCTTCAACTTGCGAACACGACCAACTGACTGACCTGTCATCATCCAACCAACGCCTGGAAGGTTACGTGCTGCACCATCCAAGGAGTAAAGAAGGTCGATGAGGTTGTCTGCTGTGAAGCCGGTTGCTGTGCCTGAAGTACCGCCAACAGACGAAGCTGCGACGATGCCCTTCGGCTGATTGGTTCCTGTACCAACAGTTAATGCTGAACCAACTGCGTAGCCCAATGCGTTGCCTGTCATTTGAGCCAAGAAGCCCAAGATGTCAACACCAGAATCCTCGATCAACTCTGTTGTGAGCTGGGTGAGGAACGAGTACTTGTAAGCACTCAAGGTGATGAACGAGTTGAACTGCATGTCGGACTCGGAGATTGCTGTGCCTTCGCCAGGCAGTGCTGCTGTTGACCAGCTGAACTGCGATGGGATTTGCAAGTTCTCGCCACCAGCAGTGTTCAACACTGTTGATGTTGCAAGAACAGGAGCAACCAAACGTGCCTGTGCAATCACTTGATTGTAGAACGAGGTTGGAACTGGTGCGCCAGCTGAACCCTTGGTGATGTCACGACGCTCAAAGTTATGTGAACGCTTTTCGCCCATAACAAGTGAACGGATGAACGAGGCATCATCTGCAACTGGTGCAGCTGATTCTTGTGGACGTGCCTGTGAAGCGATGTCACGGGTTGCTGCATCGAGGCGAAGTTCGCGAGCTTCGTCTTCACGAAGTTTTGCGATGGTCTGTCCACGCTCGTCCAGTTCCTTAGAGATTCGCTCATAGGTTTGGGTTTCTTCTGCTGAGAGGTCACGCTTTTCTGCGGTGGCTTTGTCCAAGATTGACTTGGCTTCTTCCCATGCACGATTGCGAATCTCAACCTGACGGTCAATATATTCTTTCATGATGTTTCCTTCTCCCCGTAGGGATGAATGTTGAGTGTTTGGATACGCAGGGATTTAACTTAAACCTGGTACGGCTCCGTACACAGCAACATCCAAGGAGGCTCCTCGCGTTGGACGCAGTACTAAAAGAGTACTAGAAATTCTTGATTAGTTCAAGATGCTTAGCCATCAGGCCAACTGTCGCAGGAGGTGCAGTTGGTGTTGGTTCCAACTTCGCAACAGTTTCACGCAACAACGCACCCTGATCTGCTGACAAAGTTTGCCCTGATTCCAATACCAAGATTGCGTCAGCAAGACGATCAGCATCAACACCCGTGCGAGTAGCAAGTGCATCAAATGAACGAACCTGTGCAGATGTTGCTGAATACGCTGGGAACCCTGTCACAACAGAAACTTCAAACAGTTTGATTTGACGCAACTCACGGCTCATCCCATCTTCAGACCAACGGTCACCACCAGAAGGAACAGTAAACCCGAACGACATCGAGGTCACGTCACCACGCTTCATCAAAATTGATAGGTCTTTGCCAACCGAAGTTTCAGGCAAATCAGCCGAAGCCAACAAACCCTTCGAGTCTTCCTGCAAGCGCAAAGTCTTTGCGCGGGTCGTTGCCAACAACATTGACGAGTCATGGTTCATGTACATTCGGATATTGTTTCGTGCCTTCAATGAACGTGCGAATGCACCAGGCGCAATAGTTTCAATGAACGGTAATGGTTCGGATGGTGAGTTGAATACAGCTGCATAACCTGTGAACGACATACCGTCACCGGACTCGTTAGCCCGCAACTCAAAATCGGATACGGTAACTCTGCGTGTTTCAACCTGTTCAGTCATATGAGAAACATTACCAAAGTCCTGTTCACGCTGACGATGGAACGCTGGTGCTTCACGCAACACAGGCATATCGCCAGTTTTGATTCGCTTCGGGTCAAGGGTTTTGATACCTAAATCAAAATATGCTCGACGTGCAGCAGGATCATTATCTATCGCCAAAACCACAGTCTGCTCAGACAGAATGTCCGCAGCCTTGTTGCCTTTGTATTCAGGGGTTGGGATGCTTAAATCCTCGTTGAACTCGATGTCATCGTATTTGACTCCAGCCTCAGCCAACTGTGCAACTGTCTTATCTTGCTCATCTTCACCGCGACCAGTCACGATATAGATAAAGAACTTCTCATAAAGAGCGTTCACATAATCCACATTCTTTTGGATACCTTGTCCACCGACAAGCAACGTGCCATCAATATCTACGATGACCACATCATCAGAATCAGAGTTCCGTTCAGCAAAATCACCTAATGAACGTGAAGACTTCGGATGATCCTTTGGCAACAAATCATTATCGCCAACATAAGCAGGGTTAGATGGACGACCATTGCGTAACAAAAACAGAAACGCATTCACCCTCGCATATGCCCATTGGTCACGGGTAATACCAGGACGATGAGAAGTTGAATACGCCCCAGCACCACGACGGAACACGGTACGCAACATTCCAACCGTTGCACGTTTGGCAGCATCATCACCAACATTGTCGTTGTGTTCTTTAGCCTTGTTTGCTAATCCTGTTTCAATAGCATCGGTTAGTTCAATCGTTCCTGCACCAGCAGGAGCTTTAGCCGAACCAGCAGGATTCTTATCTGAACCCGTAACCTGATCTTTCTTTGGTGCCGGAGCGTCAGCTCGTTCAGCTTTGATTGCCTCAGCCTTAGACATAAACCAGTCCATCGCAGGTTCAGGGTCAAGCGGATTGATACCCCAGAGATAGAAGGCCACCGCACCAGCACCAGGGAACTCATCATTGTCAGGGTCAGAGTTTTTTGGTGCATCCAAATCAACTAAATGTCTCGCACCCCAAGCATTCGAGCGAATCACCTTGTCCTCAGATATTTGACCGTCAGCCATCAAACGAGCCTCACGCACAGTCCGTTCAACTAGCCCGTCACCCGCCAAACCTTGAGCGTTATATTCCAAACCTTTACGCGCAGCAGAACGAATATATGCAGGCAGGTTCAAAGAAACCTGTCGTTCCTCATCAGACTCATCTACTTGCCAAGCGTTGCAATAGTAGGCACCATCAACAAAGTCATCCCACTTTTCACACCACGCTTTATCACCCTCAGCGTTCTGACGTGACTCATCGTAAAAGTAACAGTTCCCACAAGCACGGCCTTCAGGAACATCCTCAGCCAATGCGGGACGATAGTTATCTGGCAATGCACGTTCACCACCTGGTTCCATATCCTCAGCCAAAGAGATAGCAACCATCTGATCCACCGCATCCTGCTTGGACTGATGGCATCCCATCACTTCGCCATCTTCCTTTTCCACAGCCCAACCAGAACAATCAGGGTTCTTGTCTG